GTTTGGTTAAAGAAAGATTACAAAAAGATTGCCCGAGCTTCCAAACCCACTGTTGAAGATGTCTGGTACCATACTACAGAAGCACTTAAAGTTTTGCAGAAGAAATTCCCGAAAGAAGTTAAAGAGCAATTCGGCGAGACATTTGATAGTTTCGTCCAAATCAGCCCAACCGATGTTCGTGATGCAAGCGAATTAGCCTCTAACGATAAAACTATTTGGACTCCAAAGCCACACTATCAAGATGGAGAGCGAGCTGTAGGTGATTTAATTATGTTGGACGACTTAACTCCCGAGGAACTGCGTAAGAAGAATGAGCAAGATGAGAGATTACTTTATTTGCAGCAGAGAAGAGCCGCTGTTATTCGTCGTTATCTTGAGATTGTTAATGGCGAAACTAAATACTCCACCAGCACATTTCGCGATTTGGAAACTGAATTTTTGGATTGTTTTGAGTATCATCGGACTGTTAATTTCTTTATGAAATCCCAACCGAAGGAAATCCGCTCAGAGGGGTTCGACACCAAAAATAAACAAGGTCAAGGGGTTAGTGCCTGGACGAAAATGATGAACATCGTCTGCTCCGGATACATTCGTTATTTTGACCACCTTTTTCCGAAACTTGTTAAACCCAATGTCCAATTGTCATATAATCAATCCGATCGTGACTTATCAACATTCTGGATGCGCTACGGACAGGAGATTAATGACCGCAGCAATGTGCGATTTCTTAATGATTTTTCTGAATTTGATTGCTCACAAGAAGAATGCGGAGTTAAAGCCATCGACACTATTTACGATCTATGCGGTGTACATGAAAATGTCAGGAAATTAATGTTATCTAATCGAGCATCTTGGACGCTCACCACAACTTTTTCTGGATTCAACGACAACAAACCCACTCGAGCAGATTTAGACGGATCTTGGCAGCAACATTCTGGTCAAGTCCATACCCTCGGATCCAACACATTGTATAATATGGCTGCTATTGGTTTGTGCTACAAATTTAATGATGTTATTGCTGCAGCTTTTAAAGGCGACGATAGTTTTATCCTTTGTAAATCTTTCGAGGTTAACACACTAGAAGGCGTTCCGATTGCTGAGAAGATGCGATTTAAAATGAAAGTTGAAACACCCGAAATTGCGGAATACATCGCTAACATCGTCACACCTTTTGGGTTTGTCCCCGATCTCGTACGCAGAACTTCAAGAATACTTAGCAAACTATATCGATCGAAAGATGATTGGAATGAGATTAGGTTGAGTACGGCCGATAGTTTAGCCGTGATGCAAGAACAAGAACTTGCTATATCTTTGACATGGTTACAAGCCCACTATTTCCAGAAGAATATTAAATTAGAGATTTGCGAGCTGGAGGCAATGTATTTTTGGCTACGACGTTTGATCACTCTCGATGATTTAGTACTTGGGGAATACAAAGATTTCACGTTCTTTCAAGTTGCAAATAATAT